AATATAATCGTTTTAATTTAATAGCCTAATCTTCAAAATGTTCATCATTCATAGTATAAATATTTACTAATGATTTAACAGATGGACCAATAGACTATGGAGTAACTTTCCATACACATACGACACTATCGCATCCTTTTCGTCCAACATCAACTGATAAAATATAATAGCTCTTAATTGAAGAACGACCAGAATGTTCATATTCGGGTTGATTTAATATTCTATGTTTGTCAAATGTTTCACCATTAAAGAAAGCATTTTCGGCAGTCCCAGACCATTTACTTTCATATTCACGGTCAAAAGATGCTTCATTATAAGTACCATCTCGTTGTAAATCCTGTAAAAATGTTCTATCTAATAGTTTCATTAATACTGGAATACGCCAAGTTCCACCCATAATAAATGCTTTTTCTGGTTCAGTTATCATCCAAACTAATAATTGAATTAATTTATCATATGCAAAAGTGCCTTTCCATCCAGCAGTTGTAACATAAATCTAACTCTTATTTAATGTTTCTTCTGGATATGATTGCCCGTCCATTGCTAATCGTGAAACGTTCATTGTAGGAATAATAACTTCTGAAAGAATTTGTCCATCAACACCGACACATTCTTCTATAAGACCACCATGACGACGTTTACCACGAGATTTTTCTGTCGCTGCAATATTATCAAAATATGATCCATTCTTAAACATAAAAATACAATAATCTTTGCTAATTCGTGTTTTGCCTGGTCTATGGTCTAATTCTTTATCTAATGCTGGGATTAATCTGCAAAGTTCATCAACTTTTTCTTTTATAATACCAGCAGCCTGTTCTTTACCACCTGATGTAACAAATAATTTTGCTCTTGGATAAAGAATACAACGAATCATTAAAACTAATACAGAAAGAAATGATTTTGAATAAGCACGTGGGAATACCATATAAACATATTTATATCGCATTGCCGCACGTAAAAATACTCTTTGATAAAAGAAAAAATGTAATCCATCATCTGGAATTTTACCATCTAATCCAGTCTATAAAAAATCAACAAACATATCGGGATACTCTCGCCAATAACTGACATATTGTCTAATATATGGTTTTAACGGTCCAATACGTTCTTCTGATATACCAATTTTTCTAGCCTTAGATGATGATAAATTTAATAAATCTTGTAATGCCATTTTAAGTTAAAATTTCATCATTGTCAAGTAATGACGCTATATATTCTTCATCATCCATAGCTTCATCATCGACAAGCTCCTTTAATTGCTAAAAGTCTTCATCTTTTAAGAAGGCTTTTTCATCTTCATCAAAGAGTTCAGCTTCAAAGGCATCATCGTCACCAGCTGCATCGGCATCGCGCATTGCTTCTTTTTCTTTATCTAATTGGATTTGTCTTACAGCACTTTCAATTAAATTACCAAGGTTCATTTCTTCTGTTACTAATGTTCTAGTATATTTTTGTAAATCCTATAATGTTCTGTCAACTTTATCTTGTGGGCCATCCACATAATAACGAGGGAAAAATCCATCTCGTTCGCACATTGCAATTAATTCACTAATTGAATCAACAGCATTTCCACTATCAGTTTTATTCTAAGCAGCTGTAAATTTACCGCTTTTCATTAACATATCATACATTTTAATTGTTTTTTGAGCTCCATCAATATCACCCATATCTAGCAATTGATTTGCTTTTAAAGATGTTTTGCATATCATCTTTAATGTATCAATATGTCCCGCTGATTGTATATCGTATGATTCCATCATTTCTTTATATAATTTTTCTAAATAAATCCATTCGTCTGGTTTATAAGTTTTACCCCATTTTATTCTAAGTGCTAATTTTTCTTCATCGGTCAAAGCATCTACTATAGTAGTGTCTTCTGGCTCATTATCTATTGTTTCAAAATCCTAATACACTGGTGGGGGAGGGGGAGCATTAAAGTCTTCTTCCTCATCTTTATTAATTAAACCAGCTTCAGCAACTGCTTTATCTATTTCTTGAATATCATATCCTTGGCGTTTCATAGCTTCTTCAATTTTATGTGCCGCCTATTCTTGAAGATAAGCAGTATCTTTCCATCTGTATTCTCTATACTATTTGAGTTTCATTTTAGAGATATAACGACCCATAATAGTAGTTCCAGTTACAGATGCTTTGTCTCGTCCATATGAAAGTAATAATTTATTCCATTCATCTGGAACATATGGAATATCGCATTCTTGCATTATCCATAAAAATGTATCCGGATTCCAGTTGTCAACATGCATTGTAATACAATCTTTACACATGTTAAGTCTGCCAGCCGGATACTTTACTAAATCATTTGACGTATAAAAATTATCTTCATTTTTTGTTCGTTTGCATTTTTCACAAAAACGCTATTCTTTTGATCTTGGCATAACTCAGCCTCCTTTTATAATCATCACAAAAGGCTGATATCATCTAACAACTTTTGTCCTAAAAAATTTTTTTATTTATTTTTCATTAAAATAAATACTATCTTCAAAATGAAATCCCATAAATCCTTTTAATTGCATTTTACTTACATATCTTCCAATATTAATAGTATTTGGGTGGTATTCATTTAATTTATTCCATTCTTCTTGTATAAATGGAATATCTAGTTCTTTACAAATTTCTAATATATTATCTTTAAAATTATTTTTTATACATTCTTTACAATAATGGCTACTCCTAATTAAATGTTTACCTTCAGTATAATGTAAATAAAAATCATTTAAATCTTTATACGTATTACATAATTTACAATATTTTTCCATAAAAAACCTTTAATTAAAATTTTTCTTTTAATTCACTTAATAACTTTTGCCCAAGCGCATCTTCCCCTTGGGTCATTTTTTCTTATTACGGCAGCATTTACAAATAGAGTAAAAGCCATCTTTACTAGTTTTATTTTTACTAAAATATTTATTGTGAGCTAATTTTACCTCACCGCATCTACTGCATCGTTTAAATTTTCCTGGCTTCACTTGAGTATAATACCAATTTAAATATTCATCCTCAGCAGTGGATGCTATTAATGTTGGAATTTTGCGACGCCATAAACTAGAAATATATTCAACACTATGCTTTATACCAAATTCTTGTTGAAGGGCTGCTTGAATATCTATATTTTGCATGCCATCAATTTTATATTCTACAAGTCTTTTATATAATGGGTAGGCTTCTAATGCTTTATCACATATATTTTCAAAATCATAAATTAAATACCACATATCATTTTCAAAATAACCCCAACTATCTTCTTTTAATTTTGAATAATTACATAATATTCCAGAGCAAACAGCAGGATCTATTAAAGTAATTCCTTTAGAAATTAAATTATCATCTTTGTCAACAATTATTTCTCCTTCTAATGGAAGAACATTTTTTGAATGAGTAATTTTTGTAAGAGTAATTGGTCTACGATATGCGTTTTTAATTATATATTGATCTTTACGTAACTCAATTAGAGTAGATTTAATAATATAAGCTTGTCGGCCTTCTGTAGTTTTTAATTTAGTTTCCCAAATATTTATGGCTTCTCTTAATTGTCGTAAAGGTTGTATTTCTTCTATATCTTTTTTTGTTATTGTTATTTTTGGCTAAAATATAATATTTTTATTTTCTGTTATTAAATTGTAAATTCCATCTTCGCCATTTTCAAATTGGGACACAAGTCCTTCAAAAGAGGTTTCTCGTTTATTTACAGTAGTCATGCGGTTGTCAGTTAAAATTTTACGTTCTTTACGCTCTTGCTTTTCCATACATAGAATAAGATAATCAGCCATTATTTCAAGATATTTTTCTCCTGGATTTGGATTATCTTGTAAAATTTGTTTGACTAATTCATTTCTATCTTCTGGTTTATCGAGCGTATAGTCTAATTTAATCAAACTATCAACCTCCACTTAACGATTTCTCTAACATAGATTATACTAAAAAAAATTTTGTTTGACAAATTTTTAAAAAAATTATATAATATTATTAGAAAAATATATATATAAAGAGGTTTTAAAAAAATGAAATTAATAAAAGAAAATACTACACGTAAAGTTGATACTCTTGGTAGAGTTAGTATCCCCAAAGGGATGCGTGATAGACTTAATATTAAAGATGGTGAAGAAATGGATTTTTATCTATTAGAGGATGATTGCGGAAATCAATATGTAGCATTGACGAAACAAACTGTAGATAATAATAAATATGTCTTTACCGCCAATGTCTTAAAAGAACTTGGACTAGACGTTCCTGAACAATTAGAGGCATTAATTTGATTTATACTAGTTATTTTGGGAATTACAGGCATTTTGGTAATTTAACTCCTATTGGAATTACAAGATACCCACCAGTTAGCTTTAAAGGATTGAACTTAAAAGAATTGGCTCCTAGTGAATAGTTATTAAAATAGTATAAAAATAATTAGATTGATAATTATGTTTTTGAAAAAAAATATATTGAAGAACTTGAAAATTAGGGGTTAGATCCTATGACTGTAAAAGAAAAAATTGGCGATAATGTTGTACTTTGTTGTTATGAAAAACCAGGTGATTTTTGTCATAGGCATATTTTAATTAAATGGCTTGGTGAAGGACAAGAATTGTCGTGATTGAAATTCAAAATTGATTTAGAAAGTTTTTGGGCCAGACCAGACTTTGTAACAGTTTTTTAATTTTTTTCTTCCCGAAAGGGATGCCCCCCTTCATTTCATTTTCAATAAACATCTACTAAAAGTATTGAATACTTTTTTGAAAAAATTTTAATAGTAATGAATGAGCACCCCTTATTTGCTCGCCCCGCTGACAGCCAAAGCGGGGCGAGTTTTGCTTTGTTACAACTCTGTAAATTTTTTGCGCAAAATGTTACAAAAATGTAACGGGCTGTCACATCCTGTAACCAAGAGCATCAAACGCATGTTTAATTAACTTTT